CCGGTGCCACGGCTATTGCTAGCCGTCTTCCCCCCTTGCGGGGGGAGCCTCATCGCCATCGTTTCACTAGCATGCTAGTGTCACGACGTGTGTATGAACGAACAGAGAACGCTGACTCGGGGTTATAATACCTCCAGTCTTCGTACTCTCGTGTGGATCGATCAGAGGAACTGATAGCTTGATCTCTTTTGATTTCAAGTTCTCGGTTTTGTGATCCTACTGCTTCGGCGAAATACCGAAGTAGCATGGACCATCCGTCGATCTCAATGTCGGTCGAGCTTGCCTTAACTACCCACACCTTGAACTCGCGCCTTTGCAGGTGCTTGTTCCAGCGTGAAGTACGTGGCAAGTGTTTTTCTGGTACTTCTACCAGACTGGGGTAAGGGTCGTGTTTACGACCTTTTACCTTCATGGGAATCTCCCGATAAACTCGGAAGAGTGCCTCTACGATTTCCTCGTAGACGGTGAAGTACTGCCTATCATAGAAGGAATTCGCATACGCGATCCAACTAGTATAGACATCCGGCGATGGAGACTCAGACCAAACCGTCCGTAATCGGACTGGTGTAACTGGGATGCCATTGAAAGCATCCATGCCACAGGACTCTCTAAAACGTCCTTTGGTACAGCTCTTGTCATGGTTTACCTTTAAACCAAATGACTCCAACTGATTCATTGCGTTCTCGGCGTAAGCCGTTGGGACAATGACATCATCTCCGTACACATGTATACTCTCTCGAGTATCAGTATCCGGTGCTGCAGCGGTCAGGATTGCCCACAGGGTGAGCGCCATGATAGGGAAGCATAAACAGCTTCCCATAGGCGCAAACTTCTGTAGTGGTAGAACCAGACCATCTGGCATAACCGTAGATGAGGACCTACACGACTCCAGGTACGTATATACGTGACTGGGGAAGAGTAGGCGAACCAGCTCAAGACTTACACGATCCGAGGCCTCATTGAGGTCTAAGGTCGCGTACCTTTTCGTTTCACTGCCAAACAAGGCAGCGATCTGATTAGGAACTTGATCTGTGAAGAACACATTGAACTTGGTGAGTTCATGTGTTTCCGTCAAACGAACCAGGGCGTTGCCCAATCCTTGCTGAACCCATTGATAATCAACAGGTTCGCAAGAGATTAGCCTAGGCCCTCGAGAGTCCTTCGGCACGAGACAAACTCGTGCGGGAAGGTCCTCATGCTTGAGCGACGTAAGGTCCTCAAGACGATCGCAGACATGTCCCAAAGAGGCGAAAAAGAATTCGTCCAATGGGTACACTCTGGTGATCTTCGCCGAGATATTATTCCAAACGTACTTACCGGCTAACTGCTGCTTGGTAGCAACAGCGCCAGGTCCGTGCCGCGGGAAGATATCTTTCGGGTCAAAGAAAGCAAGGAGTCTCGATAAGAGAATCCTCGCCTCTCGAACTACTTCTTTCTGGTCTTTTGCCCTCGCGTCAATTTGACGATAAGGGGAACGACGAGTGGAAGTAGTGTATTCAGCAACATCATCGCCAAGTTGGCGAAGCCGTGCTGAGATGGTTTCGAGTTCCTGTTCAGTTCTTTCGAACTTACTAAGGACTTGTTGTTCTTGCTCATCCGAGTAAGGCAACTCGTACTTATAATATAAGTAGAGGAGCTGCCGTAGGTGCTTGATACTGTTGACACACGGATCCGGAAGGATGGTCCCGTCTTGATGAAGAACGCGATTGAAGAGCTCACCGAATAACTTCGGAAGCTTAGTGCCTGGCTGGGGTTTAAATCCCAGTTCGACACAGTTCAATGGTAATTCTTCAGAAAGAGCCTTATCAAGGGCTTTTCCAAGACGAGGCAAGGTTTTCGTAAGAAAACCTATACCTTCCGTTTCGGTTCGTCGAATAACCTTTTGCAAGGTCAAACGACGAGTCCGAGTGTTGATTACACTTCCATATGACGAATAAACGTCAGTGATAAGTGCAGCGATGAGTTTATACTTATCTAGTCTCTTCTCGATGTCCATAAGGTACATCTACTAGAGCTAATTCTACACTTAATCACCTATCCTTAACTTCGCAGACCGAAACAACTCCTATGTTTTCCATAAGAGCTATTCAGAAATGTCTACTGCCCGATCCAAAACCAGCACCCAAGGTTCGCACCTTGAAGCTAGCTGTGGTTTTACGGGTTTTAGACACTAATGTAGTACCATATGTCGGGTCCATCGGATACGCCGTGAATGACTACGACTCGTTTGTCAACGCAACTATCACCATTAAAGATGATAATGTTGTCAACATAGAGTCGGATCAAACACTGCGGTTCGCGGTCCCCGCCTAATGGTATTTTGCATACATGGGTATTACGCCACGTATACCTACTTAGTCTACTACGCATGATTTAGCCACGGCAGTACGGTCCCTCCTTATCAAGGGAGGGCAAGCAACCAAGGGGTCTTTGATAACCCACTTCCTAGGTCAGTGGAAAACGTATCCACTAGTCCTAGGTCAATTGCATAAATGTCTAAGACGACCCAAAATGGGGTCGCAAGACATATCGTACTGCCGTGTGCTTTCCTTTAGTCCAAGTTCACAGACCCTGACATTATTTCTTAGTCAGGAAGTGAATTATGAACCCGAGGAGAGCGAGTAGTTCTATCGCTAGAACTACCATCATGCAGAACGCCAGTTTGGCGGAGGCTTTCAAAGGCCTCCACTCAAACAGGCAGCGGCGCCGTTGCCCGTACCATCGTAGAGAATCGTCGTCGAGGCCCCAAGTGAGGCCATAAACGAGATAAGCTCTGCAACAGTATTGGCAGGCTCAGCGTTGGTAGTGAGAGCACCCACAGGGGTGACCACTACACAGTACGCTGAACAGACAACAGGAAGGGTAGCATCCACGTCCGACATGACAGTTTTGTCAAATCGAACGACGGAACGCCGTACCTTCTTAATACCGGCACCAGTTTCCTGGTGCGCAATATTAAGCCGATGAGGCCTGGACGGAGTTTCACTAATTTGTGCAAACTCTGTCTTACGATCGCCGACCGACAGGCGACTGAATTCAACTTCAGTCCCGGCCGAGTTCTTGATTTCGTTGGTGTTAAGTGTATTACTTAGCATACTTTGTTTATTAGGAACTGACTAAACGTACTAGCTATCGCGCTGTACGCCTTTTTCTCTTCTGCCTGCGCGAAAGCGCAAGCGCGGAGATGAGGCTCACTCAGTTGCGTTAAGCCCGCTCAATTTAATTGAGCTAACTACATCAGACAATGTCCAAAGTGACCGCCGATAGGCAGTCTCCGTAACCATTGGCTGAACGTGATACTGTGGCGCCATCATTCCTCCCCCCTCCTGGTTACAGACAATTTGTGTCTGCACCAAGATACGGCGGGAACGTTTGATAGACCATAGTGCCCTATGTATGCATACCGCAGGGTCCATGAAGCCAATGCGATTGTCGTTAAGCCACCGGCTGACGCCGATGACCCAATCGACCGCAAAGGACCAGGGAATAGCGTTCCAGATTATCGCGGGGTTAAAATTCACCCCGAGTTGGTCTAGTACACTAAGCAACCGAGCATGCTCGGTCTGGTATTGATGGTAGTAGTAACTAAACTCTACCTCTGCATGGAATACTGAAGCATCATTGTATACGAACCTTTCTGAGGTCTCGTATCCTGTGATCGGCACAATGTTGGATTCCCACCCAGTACGGGGGGCCCATCCATCGAGTGATCGTTGACTCCCACTTTCGTGGGTATCAACCATTTCTGACAGAAATCGCTGGAAATGCGATTTAATGATTCGGCCCTGTCGAGACATGAGAGCATTTAAACGCTTCTCTGTCTTGATTAAAACGCCCCAAAGGGCGTTTATGTCGGATATTAGCGGAGCGACGTTGAACTTCTCTTGAAGATAAACGTCGGCACTACCTCGGAGCTTCTCACGAATCGTGGTACCACGAAAAGCTTTTAAGCTTTTCAGGTCACGAATGAGACGTGGCAAAGACCTAAAGTCCTTCAACTCTATTATGGAGTTGATAAGACTAAGGTCTGGCTTGATAGTCGGCAGCATGGTTTTTAACGCCATGTCGAGCAGACCCCCAAGCTCCGCTGGCGGAGGAACAAATCCCCCGTCAGGCCTTGGCACGTACAACCCGGTCAAACCATTAGTTGGCTGACCAGGTGCCCCGAACTCCCAATTATAGAAACAGCTCGGATACGACACGGACCCAAACGCCAGATGACCTATTCGGTCAGCTGAGTATTCGGAATCCGAAAACGTAACCTTGCTCCCAATCTCTGGCACCGAACTAACACATTTATAGTGTTCGAACGGTTTCCATGCAGATCGAGGTCCCTTGACATTAGCCGTGCGATTTTCTTGCAGAGTGATATAATCACTCCACGCAAACGTCGCAGGGTTGACTGTCCAGTAAGGCTCACTCTTAAACGTCAGGTTAGACGTCTCAGAAGAGCCCGGATGCGTTCTATAACGAGAGAGTTCAGTATCTGACATACATAGTGGAAGTCGATTAAAACAATCAACATGAGGTGTGGCACCAACAGGGTGCC